AAAAAAGGCTCAGAACTGGGAGATACGATTGCAGCAAGTTCACGTCGGCTGAATTGGCTACGATTAAGAAGCTAAAATCAGAGGGTAAAAACTCAGCGGAGATTGGGATCAAAATGGGGTATAGCTCTAGTAAAGTTAAGTATCAATTGTTGAAAATGGGGGTGTAATGAAAGAATACAGAAAAACAGCAACAGTAAAAGCGAAGTTATTTGAACAAGGTGATGAGGATGGCTTTACAAATACTCCCGAGCATTATTTTGAAAAAGAAAAATTCCCATACATATCTACTCTTGAAAATCAAAAACATCATGGAGAATTTGGAAAACATTATCTTTGTGTAGGAATTAAAGGAGAAAAATGGCTTGTTGAAAAGTCAATTTTTGAGGCTACCTATGAGGCTGTTTAGCCTTACCGAATATGAAATACCGCTGTTCTCACTGTAAGAAAACCGTAGAAAGAGAATCCAATAAGTATTGGATAGGCTCATACTGCGATGAAAAAGGAATTAAAACTAGGATTATGAAGGTGGATAAACTAAAAAAAATATGAAAGTCAATGTTTCGATTAGAGATGTAGCGAATACTGTTCAAAAAAATATGGATGGAATTTATTTTACCTTCAATTTTGCTATTGGGCTACAACAAAGATTTTATAAAAAGTTTGGGAGTGCTGAAGTATTTTTTTTTGAGGATGATAAATCTGTTGAATTAACTCCCTATAAATGGGAAGGGGTTGAAATTTATCGAATGTAAAACCCGATCCATTAAGTTAGATCGGGTTTTTGGTTTTTAAAGCCTTTTTTTCTTGACTACTTCTTCTTAATCGATGAAATAGCCTGTTTGGTAGGTCCTACCCTCTTTGGTGCAGACGCCCTTGTCATACCGGGCACTTTTCCGTACGGATACGCTTGAGGCTTAACCTTGTGAAACTTAGGGCCATCATGGGGACTCAAATGATAATTAGGCTGTAAGTTGACGGGCTTCTTCTTTGCCTTGGATGCCATGGAAGTAGAATCACCCCCCGTATTGGTGTTTTTTGTTTTCATCATTAATTTTCCTGATGTTTCTTGTTTCTTTTTCATCGTATATAAATTTTAGTTTAGTTGCAATCCCTGTGCTTTTCCTCCCGGCATACCCATCTGTTGTTGAAGGGCTGCCATCGCTTCAGGGTTGGCCTCGGTAGGCATTCCCTGTGCTGCTGCCATTTGCTGCGCCTGTTCCAATTCCTGCTGCTTGCGATTGATTGTCTCACTGAGCTTGTCTGCAAACGGCATAGAGGTCAATTCGGTGAATATACCTAAATCAATCAATCCCTGATCAAGAAACTTCAATAGCACATCATCCTGAATCTGTCGCATTACCGGAGTGTTGGTAGCCCGGCCCATGCTGATCATTACATCCAGGTCACGGCCTTTCGCCGCTTCGTAATACTGAATGTCATCGCTGTAGTCCTTACCTATGACCTGAATATTTCGATCATCGGTGTAAAACTGCTGAATAGTCTTTACTGCTTTCAAGTCTCGCTTGCTTCTGCGCTGAAAGAAGAATTCAAAATACACTCGGTTGTTAATTTGGGCATTACTGGTCTGTAGTTGATACATTCCCAATGGAGTACCCGAACTTGCTTTCTGTCCCTGTATCGCACTGGTGACCCCTGAAATCTGCTCCAATAAGCTCATTTGTGTCTGCAAGAGTTCAATTACCCCAATGTTTATGTTTTTGGCTGACATCTCCTCCGGCTTCAGTCCCCTTGGGTTTTTCTGAGCATTTGCACTGTATGGTACAACTCCGTCTGACTTGCTTATTTCATTGGCATAATCATCATTGGTCCATCCGTCTGCCCGTGCTTCTTCAGGTAGCAACAAGGCCCCTTTAGAACTGGATCCGATAATTTTGTCCAAGGAGGTCAGCAATCGGTTGATCTGAATCTGCTGATCCAGGATGTCATAGGCAAAACCCCAGATATTGCCATCCACCAAAGGATATAGCCCCAACGTGTACGGACTCTGCTCATGCTCGTATGGTGTCTCTCCGTGCATCAGGATATCGCCATTGTCTGTCAAGAACCAGAAATGAAACACATCCTCGTATCTCATTTCGTAATCCAAATAAGGAATGTTTTCTTCCGGTACCCCTTGCGCTGAAAATTGCTCGTATCGCTGATTGTTGATTTCTTCCAGTTCCTCTGCGTCCATTTCGGATTGATAGGCTCTGCCTGACATGGGATCTGTTACAATCATCAAATACGTGCTAATCTCCTGCCAACATTCAATGACTCGGCACATATCATTGTCTCTGGGGACATAGAAGTCCACGTTGTCAATCATATCTGAATCCTGGCTCTGTGATTGATAGTGATTGCCTCTTTTACTTTGACTTGCCTTGCCGTACCATTGCTCAATAAGCTGCTTGTCGGCTTCATTTTTGGCAAAAGTTCCAACAACCTTGCTCAGAGGCACATCGTGAATCTCTCCTATGAAATTCAGTTCCTTCAATCGTACATCTTTAATGCCTGTATTAAAAAACATCAATGCAGGATGCACGGAATCTATGATTAAATCGTCCCTGTTTTTATCCTTATGGTAGCCATAGTGGGTTTTCCAGCCAAAGGCACCTGAAATAAAGAACTCTTCAATCACGCTCACGTCAAGCATGTGTGTGTCGTTGAGCTGAAGTGCTGCCTCTAGCGTCTTGGACATCATTTCTGATATCTTCTGATCTTCCCTGTTCCGTGCTACTACAATGGATTTAAAATCATTCTCAATGAACTGGCCTAACAGGTTCTTAATATGCTGCCGAATCATGTTCTGTTTGATTGGAATCATGTTCTGCTTGCGGATATAGGCATCCATGGTGATAGTCCCACCCGTGTCAGGATCTATCATGGTGTCATTCCAGTGATCGCCAATGTAGAAGTCACGGCACTTTTTACGCCTGTCTCTGAACGGCCTGAGCTTATCATAGTATAATCGGGCTTGTTCCAGAACATCATCTGCCCTGCGCTTCATTTCAGGCTCGTTATAGATCAAGGTGGTTGAATTCTTAATCTGATCCTGCGATAAACGCTTTTCCATGTACTGCGAAAAATCAATGTCCTTAGACTTGTTTCTCAGCAATTCATCGGGGTTAAAATCTACGTTGGTCTTTTTCATCTGCTTTGGCTTTATGGCTTTTGGCCTTTTATTTCAATGGCTGTTTTTTCTTGTGTTGCCTGATCACTACCCTGATTGCTTGGACTGTTTTTGGTTTATTGCTGTATCTAAGGTATAAGGATTAAAACAAACTACTTCATGTTCAGGATTTCTTTGATTGGGTTGGGTCTGTTTTTGTACATCACCTCTCCGTATTTCCTGTTAAATCCTCTCATTATTTTGGTTCGATCTTCATAGAGTTTTTCAATATCATCTTTATAAAGCTCCTTATCTGAGGATTTCATCTCCCCAATAAGCTTGTTTAGATCCTTTACCAGCGTCTCATAGCCTTTGTACGTCTCAGACAAACCAATCAATCCTTTGTTTTTCTCATAGAATTTGGCTGCATCTTCGCTCAATCCTGCTTCCTGCATCTTTTCAAATGCCTCCACTGCGGTAATAGCCTTGTCTCTGTTTTCGTAGAAACTTGCTCTTGCTTCAAAGTCTGAACCTGTTTTTTGCACAAACGAACGGACAAAAGGAACCTTTCTGATAAATGGGTCTTCGAGAATATTCTCTCCGGAGATCACCTCAGCTACGGTGGTAGCGATGTTCTTGGTAAACTGAACAGGACCGCCCAAATACTGCTCCATGCCATATTCCAGCCATTCAGGATTTATATCAATTTTCCCTGATACCACTTCATTTCCTCCACTTATCTTGTTCATGAACGTAGTGGACTCCTTGATAAATGGATTCACCCCTTCGAAATACATTTGACTGTCCGGTAGCTTAAACTGATTGGTGGTGAAGTTCTCTCGGTAGATTGGCCTTCCTGCAAAGTTTCTATTAAATCCAAGGTCTGCCAATGGCTGAATTACGGAAGGTGAAGCAAGCATCATCGCCTGTTGGAATCCGTTTTGGTCAGAAGTAAAGTCATATCCTCCGATAGGTGAAAACACGTTTGTCGATGCGCCTAACATTCCCATAGCCTCCTTTTCAATATCGGATTTACCCATCATTGTTCTGCCTATGGACTCTCCAAAAGCATAAAAGATGTTCAGTCCATAAGGCAAAGGAATCTTGATGTAGTCTCCCGGAGTATCACTGAATAGATTTGGAAGGATTACATGGTTTTTCCGCACGTAGTCAGGAATCTTCTCGTAGTAGCTTCTTCCATCTTCATCCTCCTCATCCAGCATTCCCAACAAAAGAGACTGCATCATTCCTGCCGCCATTATTCCACCTGCATATCCCAAGGCTTTTTTGGCTGTCTTTGGATTGGTGAAGCTTCTGGCCAATCGCTCTGTACCCTGAACCGAAGCATTGAAGAAAATAAAGATTGTACCCATCACTCCGGATGATCGGCCTTTCCGGTTGAAGTTTACCGTCAGGTCCTTGGCTTTCGCTGCGGATTGCTGCTTGCTCATTCCCTCCTCTCGCAAGGTTTTGTAGTAGCTGAATCGCATGGAGTTTTCCATAGTCTTGTTGTAAATCTCCAATCCCTGCCCGAAAAGCTGTATTGGCTTGATTGCTGCGTTTCCTCCTCTTCTCCAAATCCCTTCCTTATCTGCCTTGTCAATCTCTTTTTTGGTCTGTGCAAAAACTTCTGCTGCGGTTTGAAGGTCAGTATATCCTGTCAATGCGCCCTCTTCCATAAATTCCCTGAGCATTTGCCCGTCTTTTCCTGCCGGGTACTCATCGTTTTTCAGGAATTTACCCAAGGTGATAGCGGACTTGCCCATTTTGCCAATGGTTTTTCTGGCTATGGTGGCATCCTGCTCTACCAAGATATTGAACGTACCAAAACCCACGTCACGAATTAAGTTTCTGATTCCGAATTCGGGGTTATACTGCGTGTACATGGAGGATAGCCATCGGGTGTATGGTCGAAGCTTTTCGAAGAATCCCGGTACCTGATCCTGATTCATGTTCTTGATTGTAGGAACAATGCCGTATTTGGCTGCTTTTGGGTCGTTGTAGTTCACATCCTTGAACTCGATGAATACTTTCTTACCTTTTACCATTACGTCCAATACCGCAACCTGATCACCCTGCTGCTGTACATGGCGATGAACTGCCGGGTCAAAACTTCGAATGGCATCACCATTGGCCAACTGTCCGGCTGTGGGTTTATTCATGGTTTCAATCCAAATATCATTTCCGTTTTCGTCTTGCATTTTGGTGTTTAGATAAAAAGCATTTCGAATGAAGTAATTTCCTGGAGAAACATTTTCCTTGACAAATTCCAGTACGGATTGTTTGGTTCGGTTCTTTTCACCTCGCATGATAGCTTCCTGCGCTGCTGTAAACAGGAAGGGCAATGGATCTGCGGGCTCGGAGGTTCTGCCCTTGGCACTCATCAGCAAAGTGTAAACCTTGTCATTGGTGCTTTCCATGCCACTCCAATCGGTCAACGGAACGTAATTCTCATATCGGGTCATCAGATCATCAAAGGTTTCCTTGGTGATCATTCCTGACTCATAGCGTTCCATGCTGGTGAAGTGGGAGATTGCCCGTACCTGCTGATTGAGCTGATTGACTAGGGCTTTGTCTACAGAGGTTTCAAATGCTGCTTTTCCGTCTTCCGCTTCTTTATCGGTCATTCCTGTAGGCCATCTGTCGTCTATTGGTACCGCTTTGCCTAATTGGGCATATTCATCCATGAAATAAGCTTTTCGCTCGGCATGGTGCTTAAATTTGATATAATTGGAGATATCCCCTGAAGACAATCCTGTGTCGTTATGGATCTTGTTGGCTGTTTTTATCAATGGCTTCCAGAGGTCTTTTATGAAAACCCGTGCCTTTTCCAGAGTTTTTCCTGAAGCAAGGTTTTCTTTGGTGTAGAAATCCGTTGCGTCTGATACGTTTCCGTTGGTCTTGGACTGGATAAGCTTCTTGGATCGGATCATCCGGTCCTGAAGTGGCTCAATTACCTTTCGCTCAAACCAAGATAGCTTGGCCTCATTGAAGTTTCTGACATTGATTGCGGTAAAATCCGCTTCGGTAGATCCTACTCTCATAAACCTGATATCGCTGTTCTCCCCGTCAAAGGTTCCGGTGTTCTCGGTTGCGGATTTTATTTGAGTGGGGGAGAATACTGCGTAAACCACTGCTGGTTTTGAATTTTCATTGTTATTGTAATTGTCCCTTACATTTTTAACAATAAGTGAGTCATACCCGTTTTTTTGCGCATATTCTACGAGATTTCTAGTCCCTTTTATTTTTTCTCCATTTATTTCTGTTTCAAATTTCCTCCATTCGGCTCCTCTAGCGTTAATTTCTAGTGGGTTTACAGCAGAAATGTATGTTGAAACGACTTCTTCTGTTGCTCCTTGATAGTCAAATGCTCTTTTAGGATCGGCATACGATTTGGCTTTAGATATTGAGTCAGTGAAGAAATAAGCTGGACTTTCATCGCTGCCAAAAAACGATTCATTCCTAGTTTTGAAGGTGTATGATTCCTTAAATTCTCTTGAATCTGGCATACCATGATAAACCACCAAAGGTTCTCCGTTGCTGTCCACTACCTTGCTGTCTCCAAACCATTTCTTGAATGCTTCGGACTGTGTTTGGGGTTGGGAATCCTGACTGTCGCTTATCATCTCTCTTGGAAGATTGGTCTGATCTATCCCCTCCCGAACCATCATCCTGGCGTTTGACCCCATCACAATCCTTCTGGAATTCCCTAGCATAGCTCTGATCTCTGAATCGGATAAACCTAATGTAATGCCCAGGTCACGTAGTATCTGTCGAAACTTTGTGATAGCTCGGTCTATCCACTGGTCCTGAACTCCGTCTTCTGCTAATTTCGCTAGGTATTCATCACCAATGATCGTCTGCTCATTGGCCGATAGCTCAGAAGGTTTCTTTCCAAAGTATCGCTGTGAGATATCCGCAAGTACTGGATCTGCTTTTTTGGCATCAAATACCTGCTGCATAAATGCTACATAGGAATCCACATACTTCTTTCGGTCTCCGTTGGCTTGCTGCTTGAGGAATTCACGGACTCCGTAATGACCAATCACCTCATGGAGGATGGCTTTTTCTACGGCTCCCTTGCCTGATAGGTAGGAATGCGAAGCGATCAACACGGCTTTTGGTTCGCCTGTGGTCGCATCTTTGATGAATAGTGCCGGAACTTGGTTTAAATCCTCCTCGCTGTACTGCTGCGCAAGATCTGGGAATTGTGCTAGGGCTTCTTTGCTGTTCTGCAATACCACAATCTCGGGTGCATTGTTCCAGTTCTCGGTGAACTTGGCTGCTTTGTCGGTGATCTCCTGCGCTTTCTTGGTGGGCTTCTGTTCTCCGTCTAGGATTCTGTTGAGGTCGGAGGCTGTGGAAGGTTTGGAGAATCGAACATCGTCTGGGTTGGGTGCATCCTGAAACATTGGTCTGAAAACATCTTCATCTGACTTGTTTGATTCGCCTTCTAGCTTGTTCATTTCAGTAACCTCTTCCGCTATTCGCTCTTGGTCCTGCAATGCTTTTTGATATTTTGCTTCGTCTGGCCATACCTCTTGAATTACCTTCTCGGCTTGCCCTATTGATTTTTCAGCTTGTTTTACCCGTTGTTCATTTCGGTCAATTATATATTTTATTTCAGTGGTTGTGTACGATTTAATAGTATTGATGGCATAAACAGGAGATCCGGATAGTACGCTTGAATCTGGGTACAGTCTTCTTCCATTGGTGTCATTTACCGCTATTTGATAATAGACTGTCTTTCCTCCGTCTGGTTTAATTTTATTGAACAGGTATAAGTCCCATCCTAAAACGCTGGCATGAGGGGATACAGTCTCCCCGCCACGCTTCATTCCGTCTAGCTGCTGCTCGGTATAGGGATTGATCTTTAATAGTGCTTCACCTGCTTGTGTTACCTTTTCAAATTTCTTGCCTTTAACCGTGATTGGGTATTCGTCTAATATCCCAGATTTTTGAGCAATGGAATTGTATTTATCCAACTGAGTAATAACCGCTTTACTGTTGGTGATTGCATCTGTTTCTCGTTTGATATCCGAAGATGCTCTGCCAATGGAACTGTTAAACGCCTGTCTGCTGGTACTTAGCTGATCTAAAAGCTTGTCGTTCTTTGCTTTCTCCTTAATTACCGGGTTTCCAGTAGCTGCTGCCATAAATTCAGCGAATGATGCTCCGCTTTCTTCATCGCCCTCACCTTCATCCATGATTCGGTCTGCTGTTGCGCCTGATTTGATTTGATCGATAAACGCTTGCTTTATTGAAAGTAGCTCAAATTTGTAGGCATCCAATGACCGTTCTACGCCATAGACCTTTACATCCACTTCATTATTGTAGAATTCTTCGGCAATTAAATTACCCTGTCTTAATGCCCTTCCGTTTCGCTGCTCATAATCTGACGGCCTCCAGGGAATATCAACATGGTGCAATGATACAATTCTCTCCTGTACGTTTACGCCTGTTCCCATTGTTTCGGTAGATCCAATCAGGATTCGTATTTCCCCACTGTTTACTTTAGGGAACAGGACTTCTTTCTTCTTATCGGTTTTATGGTTTGTCATCAACTGAATCTCAATGGCTGGTATTTTATATTCTTCCACCAAAATTCGTTTAATTTCCTGCTCTCCGTTAAAGGAAAGGTTGTACTGTGAGGTTTTACCAGAATCCATGAATACAAGTGATACCCCTTTGTGCTTGGATGCCTCTTTGTATTGTTTGGCAACATCGGCAGCAACAATCGCTAATTTACTTGTTGGATCGTATGGCGCATCAGGATAGATGAGTCTCAGATCAATCGAAGCTTTAGTAGCTAGGTCTGTTACTTTTAGCATCTTGGCCTTTTTTGCCGCATCACTTGTCGAATCAAAATCAGGGATATCCAACACATCGCCATTCCCGGTAGATGCGTAGTAAATCAGCTTTTTATAGAATTGCTCTAGATTTTTACTCGGTTTGATCAGTACAAAATCTTCTTTACCTCCTTTTATTCTGGGTTTTGGTAGTTTTAGATTGGAATCATTCCGCACATCAGCAATATCGGTGTAAAGCTTTGCAAGCTCAGGCACGTTTACGAATCTTCTGAATCGTTCTTTTGCTTTCAGCATTCCAGAAACTCCAAATTCCAATTCATTTGTTTTTTCTGCAAATGTTTTAGCCCATGAATCAAAGGTTGAAATACCTATATCCACAAGTTTTTGAGGTCTTAAATATTTAAGTATCAAATACAGTTCTGCCATTGTATTTGATATAGGTGTACCTGAAAGGAATGTCGTGCCCTTATCTCCCTTGTGGATCTTCTGCAAATGCCTTATTCCCATCAGTAGGTTGAAGGTTTTTTGCGCTCCTTCCTTAGATCCTAATCCTGCTACGTTATTATGTACGGTGGAATAGTTTAGGTTCTTGAAGCTTTGGCTTTCATCTACCATGATGTGATCAATGCCAAGTTTGCCAAAATCCATGATCTCCTTGTCTTTTGTAGTATCGGATAGCTTTTTAAGCTTGGCCTCAAGGTTCTCAATTCTTTTTTCAAGTCCTTTGATCTGTGTTCTAGTCATTGGCGTCTGACTTCCCCCCTGCATATCCTCTACGGAAAGTCTCAACAACTCTATTTCATCATCTATTACCTGTCTGGCTGTTTCCGGATCTGGCTCAATATTTCCAAAGTTTTCATGGGTAAGGATAATTGCATCCCAATCATTGATTGCAATTTGGCTAAGGATTTTCTTTCTTTTGGCTGCTGAAAAGTCAGTCTCGGATGGTGCTAATATTTTTGCCCCCGGATATGCCTTCATAAACGCCTCTGCAATCTGTGGTACCGTTGATTTCTTACCAATAATTAAGGGCTTCTTGGCTACTCCTAGTCTTTTTAGCTCCATTGCTCCGGCTACCATGATGAAGGTCTTTCCTGCGCCTACGATATGATCTATCACACCACCGTTGTTCTGTATGATCATATTGATTGCATCAGACTGGTGTGGTCTTAATTTTACGCCTCGGAGTCCAGGGAAATTCATGTGCTTCCCGTCAAACTTCCTTTTTACCGTAGAATTGAACAGCCTGTTGTATGTTGCTGCAATTTCATCCCCTTTATCCTTGTTTTTGGCTAACCATGTTCTCCATGCTGTTTTAAATTTCTCAATGGCTGCTGCTGCTGCTGCGGTCTCTACTGGATTAAATACCGTGGTAGTGGTGCCATCGCCATTATTTATAGTGTCATTTACTCGGATTGTCTGGTCTGAAAACGCTTTTTCAATAATCTCGTTAGACTCAACACGATTTGTCTTAAACTCTTTAGAATCTATTCTTGCGTTAATTTTGTAAGAATCCAGCCCTTCTAGGTAGTTTACTTTTAAGTTAGATCCATATCCTAACACCTCTCTGAGGAACTCGCTATACGTTTCGGTATTTACATATCTGGCACCAAGCGGAACGGCAATCAATTCAATGGGAATCGCTATTGGCAATACTTTTTCAAGCTCTTCTAAGTTCTCACTAAATTTAGGGTTGTCTTTTACCTGCTCAATCTTCTCGAATATGTTTCCGGAAAGGTATTGATCTCTTGATTCGTATGATCCGTTAGGAAGTTCAAAGAGCATCCCTTTAGACTGCGCTACCCAATCCTCACCAATCAATTCCTGCATTCTTACCGGATTGATACGGTTGTATTCATTCAGGGAAATTAATATTGCTTCCTGTGGTGAATCCGCTTTTGTAGGTCGGATATCAGGATTGATTGTTCTTTTACTGAAAATATCAGCCAATCCTTTAAACTTTCCTTTTTGGTCTATTAACTCAAGCGCAATAACCTGATAGCTATCAATGTCATTACTGAAATCATTTTTGTACTCGTTTAATCTTCCGTGCGCCTTGTAGAATGCATTGTATTGACCCTGAAGCTTCTTACGGAGTGGATTCAATACCTCATCCCCTAAACCAAACCGTTCTTGGTCTATCAGCTCGTTTAGGATGTTTCTCACTTCGATAAAATCTCTGAATGGCTGTTCGTACTTTTTAAATACGTTGAACTTCTCACCTATCAAGCCTCCTTTATCGTCTTTTGCAGTCACTTCATAGAATGCACCATTTTTTTCAAATACGTTTCCTGCTCTTATCGCTTTATCACCTTTATAGGCTTCTGTTTGCCGTCCGTCAATGGTTTTGTCCTGAGATACTGTATAGGATACCGTCTTGGCATCTTTTGATAATGCTTTTACAATTCGTGATCTTAGATCAGTTGAGCTTCCATCTACGGTATAGCCTGATTCGTTGCTGTATTGTCCACCTCCTTTTATTTCCCCAAGGATGTTTTGTGGATTGGTGATAAAATACTCATTGATGCTAAATTTAGATCCGTCTGCTTTCTGCTCCTTGGATTCGACAAACTGGTGCGTCTGGTTTATCGCTTCTCCTGCCTTTCTTTTTTGCAGGAAGATAATGTCTGTCACTACTTTTGTTCCTGAGGCACCTTTGAAAGCTGTGTTTGGAAGTCTTACCGCACCTATGAAACGGGTATTGTCTGCCATGTACTGACGGACGGATTGGTTCCCCGGTGTGTCTAATACTGAACTTGATGTGAGAATAACCGATAATCCCCCTTCTTTGGTGGATTCAATCATTTTTACCACAAAGTAGTTATGGATTTTTTGGAGGGATGTTCTGTAAATTGGCTGCTTTTTGCCTTTCCAGCTTGGATCGTACAGTTTTGCAGTGCCAAAAGGAATATTGGTAATTGTCAAATCCTGTGAGTTCTCTCCAATTGAAGATTCCTGTAAGGGCTGATTGAACATTTTTGAACCTGGATATAGCCTTCTAAATATCTCTGCTGTAAAATAATCCATTTCTACCCCGGTAAGAGTGGAGTTCACCATCATAGATTCAGGCATTGACCCAAAGTAGTTTCCAATACCTGAAGAAGGGTCTAGGATCTTTCCGGATTGAAAACCCATCATTGCCAATAGGTCATAATGGGCCCTGATTATTTCAGGCTCGGTAAAGTGTGCCGTGTTGATACTTGCCTTCAGTGTTTCAAATACTCGCTTTGAACCATCTGGGTCAAGTCTTTTTACAAGTTCCTGAACTTTGATTACCCTGTTTTTTTGAGTTTCAGAATCAAACCTTTCATAATATCGGCTTGGATCTCTCGCTACATCAGATAACCCACCAAACCCGGAATAGGCAAAAAGTATCTGCTTCTCTTCCGGCGTGGCTTGAGTTCTTCCCTGTTCGATCATTTCTGTCAATAGCTCCATTGCTTTGATGTTCTGATCAAATCGCTCTGCTGGCTTAAAAGTATCGGGATATTCAAACCCCTTATCAATCTTAAAATTCTCCTTATTCTTCTTTTTCCTTGAAGCTCGCTCTTCTACTTCGCTTTTAGAAGATCCTGAAAACTTGTCGGTGTTGGTGTTTCCTGCTCCTCTTGGCTTACTATTGCCTCCATCAGAATCGGATTTACCATTTCCTCGGCTGTTATCAGGTCGTACCCCTGCCCCCTCAGCCTGTCCATCATTTGATTGGCCTGTTCCTGTTTGTCCAGTACGTACTGGTCCAGCTTGCCCGTCTTTTTCAGATCCAGATACATTGCTTGGTTGTGGTCCTTTAGGCCCTGTTCCAGCCTTTTCGCCAACCTGCCCTTTACTTCCCTGTCCTTGTTTTCCATCTTCTTTGTCTGTTTTTAAAGGCGTTTGGTTAGGATTTTTATAATCAATTGCCTCTGATCTGAATTTAATTAAATCTTCTGCCGTCTGAAATGATTTGGGGAATACTATGTCAGGGTTGTCAGAATAAACTACTCTAGTTTCTTTGCCTCCTGATTCGAGGTCTTGCATAAACTTATACTCTATTCCAATTTCAGTCTGCTTTTTAGAAATAAGTTTTACATTTGAAGCATAGGGTAATTTGCCTGTTTTTGGTTTTTCAGATAAGTTTTGTTGTTCATCTTTTATACGCTTTTTCGACGGCTTTGGTTTATCCATCGCCTCGTTCAGGTCCTTTGCAGACTTGATCGGTTTTTTGGCTGGCTCTGCTTCCGCCTTCTCTTCCTCGAATAAAGAATCCTCAACCTTTGAATTGAAGATTTCATTGAAGTCCTCGTTTTCAGGGTTATCATTAAGAATCTGAACCTGTACATAGGTTGCTTTCAATGCTTTGTAGTGTTGCTTCAGGAAGTCATTGCCCATGTTTTCAGCAATCCACTTCATGAGCTGATTAAACTTTACTATCCCTAGCTCTGAAGCATCGGTAATGATTTCACCTATCAAGGTCAAATCTTCCTGTGTGATGCCTCCTGTAGTAAGGTTGCCTCTATTCTTACCAAACTGTGCTAGTTTGGCCTTCATTCGGGCTTTGAGTTCTTCTTCTCTTGCTTTTAAAGACTCTGAAGTATTGTTTCCAACGCCCTTTGCTCCGATGGGGATAGCTTTAACCTTAGGCTTAGTTCCTGCGCTACTACTGCCGGGTTCTTGTTTAGGCTTAGTTTCAGGGCTAACTCCGTCAGATCCTCTAGCTGGCTCTGGCTCCTGTCTGTCTTGAATCGATTCATCAGAACCAATAATCTGTTTTGTGTCTCCATCTTTTACATTAAATTGAATAGGGTCGTGATCAATCCCGAATACTTGCTTTACCGCATCCTTTGGGCTGATTCCCTGAACTGGGCTTCTTAATAGATCACCGGGAGTTCCTGTAGTCAGTGAATTGTATTCCTTGAACAATTTAGCGATTTCTGTCTGGGTTTTAGCAGCATCATACTTTTTGACCAGACTTAAACTTAGCCTACTGAACTTCTCGGAAGGTGCTATTCCTCCCATAAACATATCAGGCTGATTTATCCAGTCGCTAAACCTTTCAACTCCACTTGAAGAAAACTGATTTAATGCAGTTATGGAATCCTGAATTTCTGAAAGTATTGGTGTTGGGGCATTTAAAATGTCAGGAATGGATTTTTCCAATGCCTTTTGCGCCCTATCAGGCATGGCATTAAACAGCTCAGGAATATTGGTGTCACCACCTTGGAAGATAAACTGCTTGTAGATATTGGAAATATCCTCTATTCCGTTTGGCTTTACCTCGCCTGTTGCTTTGTTGAGGATTGTCTCTAGCTGTGTGCTGTTAATAATACCTTTGTCATACAGGTATTTGGTAATTTTACCCACCTGATCTCTTACGATTTCAGTCAACGTGTTGCCACTTGATTGACCCATGAAATTAAGCATCGCTTTCTTATCTGCTTTGCTCATTTTATTGGTAGTCGTTATTGGGTCAATTCCTCTCTCCCCTCCGGATTCAATGTCTTTAACATCGTAATTCCCTAGTTCAATTGCCCTTGCATCGGAAATGTTTGTCATCCGGACCAATACAGGATTTTTCATCCCTTGTATATCATCTGGATTCAATCCAAACGAAACAGCGTTATCAACTAGGTATTTTCTGTAATTACTTGGGTCTTTAGGGCTGTTTTCCCAATACTGCTGAATGGCATCGGACCTGTTGTTTCCTTGAATTACTTCCCCTCTACTGTTTACGATTGGTGCCCCTGAATATGGGTTTGGTGATTGTGAAATCTTTTCAGGGTCAAGCTTGTCTGCGATTTTCCTTGCAGATTCCTGAGACGAATCTGTTTTTCTGTTTTTTGGCTGCGCTTCAGGAATGAAGTGCATCACGTTTTGCGCCCCCTTTTTGTGGGAAGGCTGAATCTGTGCGGATTCTATAACTGCGTAACTTGCTTTTTCGCTTATATCTTTGGAAAACTCAAGGTTTACTTCTTTTCCTTTTGGTCCTTCAATTGGTTTTTGACGATCATATCTTACCCCATCCTTTTCCTTAAATCCTTGCTTCCGTGCTGTTTCAGACAAGCTGTCCTTTAGCTCTGACTTTGGTGCCAACGGGGCAATTACTCCTCCCTTTTGC